GGTTTTTCTGACAATATAGGTAGCAAAGTTTCTAGGATAAAACTTTTTATAACTCCATTATATTGTCTCAACTATACAGTTGGAAGGGTTTGTCTCAACTATACAGTTGGAAGGATAAAGTCTAAGAATATATTGCTAAATCCTTACCCAAACCTTTCATTATCAAGGCATAGGTGTCATCTTCCTTCATAGTTTTGCTAATGTGTTCATCGCTAAATTCTTTGAAGAAAAACGAAGAATGTTTAGCTGCTTCCATGACTTTTTCCTTTAGTTCCTCATTTTCATGTAAAAACATTTCAAATTGGAACGCTGTCATTTTTCCTGCCATTATTTCGTCATAATCTCTAGATGAGTCTTTATACCTTAACGAATTAATGAGTGTAGTCAATGACAATGGGCCTACTGTGGTGTTCAACTTTGAGTGCCACCTGAAATTTCTCTTAAGAAATACACATTCACTCAAAAGTTTTGATGGCTCTGTAATTTCTCCTTTCTCGCCATCTGTGTATCTCATACCTATACTATGTGCAAAATCACGCATGGTTATGGCATTAAAATACTTTGCTAGCCTAGCGGGAGTACCACATATCTTATCGTCTCCCATAACAAAATCTACTATTGCGTCAAAATCTTCAACAGTGGGAATCAATCCCTCTTTAGACATTTCCGTAAACAAAACCATTGCGGTGAGAAACCTGTTTATAAGAGAATTAAAAAACGCTGTAACCCAACATCCAGATGGCATTGAATGAGTAGTTAAAACTACTTTTTCTTTAATCAACACGAAAGTTCTAACCATAGAATTTAATAACACTTTCAACACTTCCACGTCCTCACCTTTATAAAACTCCAAAACTATTTCAGAAATTGCATCTTGTACTTGAGCTGGAGCTCCACCATCCCAATTTCCGAAATCTCCGTCAAAATTTATGAATGAAGTCTTCAGCTTTTGATACAATTTATTCCAGTGCTTGTATGGATTCATACCTATTGCCATCTGATTTTCCCACATATTCTTTTTACAATGCGAAAACAATTTGCCCAAACATTTCTTCACTAGAAATGTATGATGAAGCGGAGCTACTCTAAAGGATCTAGGTTTGTCTTTTTTCTCTTCTAACCTCAACTCATCCTTAAACGCTTCGTAAAACAAAACATCTCCTATGTTTGTCTCATCCATCTTACAGTCGTTCCTAAATTGTTGCATTTTCACTGCAAAGTTCTCAGTCACTTCTCCTTTATCGAAGTCTATGTACATTTCCTTATCCTTCTCATAACCAAAACCATTAACTGACAACTTGTTCAATCCGGCTAACTCTTCCTCTTTTATGCCTTTTATAACTTCCTCGTCGGTTAAATCATCGAATTCTATGAAAAACCTTTTTATGCATTTTTTGCCGAATTGTATTGCGTCATCTGATATATAAGGAATCGGTTTCAACGATTTCTGAGCTATTTGACTTAACGTCTTGGATCCGTGGGATAAAAAATTAGGTGGTAACTTCTCTCCCACTTGTGCTACTTCAGGAGTCAAAATATCATGCAACTCACTCTTATTTAAGGATGTTTTTTGTAAAGGTCTTTTGGCGGCAAAAATATCATTATAGAGTTTTAATCCTGAATAGTCCGGACTACAATTATTTTTAATCTCTAAATGCTGGCTCTCTTTAAACGTTAAAAAACTTTTTAACTCTCTTAATATCCTCTTAGGTAAAACAAACGCGAATCCATTTTCCAAATTTCCTGCTACGTGTAGCCCACAAAGGCCGTGTTCTGCGTCTACTAACAAACTTCCACACAGCCCCGGAGCAGTGATAGAATACTCTATTCCGGCACCTGCCATGACCGTATATACCTTGTTTAGAACTGGACTTTGAACTTGAAAAGAATCCATATTCACTGTAAAGTTATTATCCAAGCTAAGGGCTGCTTGGGCATTTACAAAATACATTCTTCTCGCTCTAACGGGACTATCCACTTCCAAGTCTTTAGTAAAAAGACTATGAGTAGCATCTTTATAAATAGGGACCAGTAAATCTATCTCTATGATACTCATATCATACTCCGGCCATTCTTTAACAACTTTAAACGGTATATTGTTGCATTCATATGAATTGTTACTATAGCAACTCCAGTCCCTAAAAATGTTTGCCACGCCGTTACTGGTGTCATAAGAATGACACTGAACCACTATGCGTCTACCTGATACTATACCTTGTGCAACGTTCTTAAACCCTGACTTGCTTATTAGCTCAATTATCCTCATCTTTGATCTTAATGAGGTTATTCTGGTTCCTAATTCTTGATCTCTACTCACTAATTCCATTAAAGTATCATTACTATTGTCTATAATAGCAGATGGAATAGTACGCTGAACGTACTCAGCATGTGCATTATGCCAAGTTTTGACACTCTGCTGTCTAAACGAATTCGTCGTTAAAGACTCAACATCAGCACCTCCTAAAAAGTAATCACTTATTTTCTGGGCTGCGTAGGCAACTAAAGCTCCTGCAAGACCTTTGAG